GCAGCTAATAACTGACCAATACAACAGCGGAGTTGAATTGTTTGAAGCAAAGCGAGCATTCGCTTGGCGCAAGATGTCAACTGATATCTTATCAAGGCTAACACCGATGATGAAAGCCGACACCGTTGTGGAGTCAAAGCGCATCGGTCAAGTGGTGAGCAACGCAAGCAATGTGGATGTTGCTGTTGGTGCAGGAAAGTACACAGGCATCAGAGTGACAATTGATCCAAACACTGAAAGCTTTCTCAACTTCTACCTATCGAACTTTAAGATTGACATCTATACAATGAATACTCCTGTCGAGATATTTGTCTACGACATGAGCACCTTGAAGCTGATTGATTCCTTCTTCTACCAATCGGAAGCAGTTGAGCAGTTTATCGGCAAGACCTTCAAGGCGAATCGCAGGAAGTTAGATCTGGCATTTGTTTATGAATCTCTCTACGACACCACTAAGATGGTTCCTAAGAAAGGACACTGCTTCGATTGCTCAGGAAATGTAAGAGGTGCGCACATCTGTCCATTCGTGGATGCAGTTGGCATTGAGTTGACGGTGAGCGGAGATGATGTGATATCATCCAAAGCAAAGAAGTACACGCAAGGGATGAGCTTAGTTTACAATGTCAACTGCGATCGTGAAGCTTGGCTGTGCTCGATTGGTGGATTGATGGCAATGCCGCTTGCTTATGCAACGGCTGTTGAGATTTATAACTACGGCTTGACAATAAGTCCCAATCAGCGAGTGAATACAACAGTTAGCGTTAACACTGGCTTCGCAACATCCGATCCTAACGATGGTATGATTGCTGGGCGAGACATTGCAGCAACGAGATACAGCGAAGAGCTCACGGCGATGTTGCAGAACATGCGACTACCTAGCGACAATACGTGCTTTGATTGCAGAAGAAATATGAAGTACGTAACTGCTCTTCCATAATGGCTACACCGAAGGAGATCAGCGGAAGGATTGATGCTTTATTCTCAGATTGGAGTGGAGGCTTTACTCCGTTATCCTTTGCCGTTCTCGATATGCGCAGAGAGATGTATATCCGCATCTTTGGAACTGGCACAAGCGGAGGTAGTAATACGGCAGGGCAGAAGCTACCAACTAAACCATACACTCCTGCATACGCTGCAATAAAAGCAAAGAATGGCCGACCTCCTTTGGAGCTCACAGGCTTTCTTAAGCGCTCATTTGCAACAGATCAAACGAGTGTTTTTGCTCAAGGCTTTGGAGTTGCAATCTATATTCAAGCAGATGAATCTGGAAAGGTGGCAGGATTGCAAAAACTTTATGGCCCAATTTTCCAACCTACAAAAGAGGAGCAAGATAGAATGTTGCAGCTACATGCAGACTTACTTGTTGAGCAAATATCAAATCAGATAAGCAAACCATGAATCTACTTAAGACCATTATTGAGCGGCTCAACCAACGTGTTGAGGTTGCAAATATCTTCGACAAGCAGTTTGGACTTTGCGAGCTTAATGCAAACGGCAACGAAAAAGCTTGGGTGCACTACATCGGCAATGGTCAGGCGGAGGTAGTGACTAACTTCGATGCAAAGCAAGGGACATTGTTCTGGGCAAAGAGAGGCAAGGTAACTGTTGTAAAGACTGATGCCTACAAGATGAGCGGCTGCAAGCAGTTGTATGTAACATCTTTTCCTCTGACTGCTTATGCAGTGGTGCGCAAGAGCCATCTGCCATGCGATGGCGATGATGCTCAGGACTGGCTTGCTTCAAGAATCTACAAGCTTACTAGTGGCACTGATCCACAATTCAAGCAGAACCTTGGAGTGATTAACTACGAAGTAATTCCAAGCGGCTACATTAACGAGATTAAAAGCCTAACAGCCAACTATGAGTTTGCATGTGTTACTGTGGACTTCGATATACAAGTGATCACAACCACAGAGGATGGATGCTACGATATTTGCGCAACGGGAGATATTCCACTTCCAGACTTCCAACCTTGCACACCTTGTTTGACGGAGGTTGCTGTTGATGGGGTGACTATCATCGGCAACGGAACAGAAGCAGATCCATTGGTGGCAATAGGTGGCGGCGGCGGAGCAATATCGGTAGAGGATGAAGGCGATGAGGTAACACCAGTTGCAACAACTTTAAACTTTACAGGCGAAGGAGTGACAGCATCACTGACATCGCCTGGAGTGGTTGAGGTAAATATACCAGGCGGAAGTGGAACAACACCGGACTTGCAGGAAGTTACCGATGAAGGCAACAGCACAACGAATGACATTGCATTCACAGGAAGCGCAGGGCTTTCATTTGACAACGGCGCATTCTTCCGCAAGGGAACTACCGATGCAGGCAATGGCGGAGCGAAGGGCACAGCGCAAATATGCTCAATAAGTTATGAGCTTAAGTGGGAAGCAGGGCGATTGTACTACATGCAGCAAGATGGCTTCACCATTCGCGATGTAACGCACAACTTTACCTTTGTACCTCAAGTAACTGATGACAGCTCCAAGGGATTTGTAGTTGGTTCACGTTGGAGCTTGGATGATGGAACTGTTTACCTATGCTCTGATGATACAATCGGCGCAGCAGTTTGGGCAGTTGTTGCAGTTGGTGGAGTTACATCGGTAAGCGGCACAGCACCCATCGCATCAAGCGGAGGTGCAACTCCCGACATAAGCATTAGCCAAGCCGATGGCAGCACTGATGGATATCTGACCTCAACAGATTGGAATACATTCGATGGCAAGTTTGATGTGCCGACAGGAACAAATGCGGACTACCTTGATGGCACTGGAACACCGACTCCATTCCCTACATTGCCAACGGGCACTGTTACATCGGTAGACCTTACGATGCCTGCTGCATTCTCTGTCACTGGCAATCCAGTAACATCAAGCGGAACATTGGCGGTTGCAGCGGCAGGGCTTTCAACGCAATACATCAGAGGAGATGGACAGCTTGCTAACTTTCCGACATCAATTGGAGGAGGATCAAGTGTAAGTTACTATCTCAACGGATCTGTAAATCAAGGTATAATTGGCGGCTCTACTTATTACGAGATGAGCAGAACACCAATCTTAGCAGCAGGAACTGACTTCCAAAGAACCAATGCTCAAGGCAATGGATTGATTGCACAATTTATCACAGATGCAGGCGATCCTAATCTCTTAGCAATACCGGCAGGCAATTGGAATCTTGAGTTATTTTTTAGCGCATCGTCAAGTGGCGGCAGTCCATCGTTTTATGTTGAATTATATAAGTATGATGGTGCAACATTTACCTTGATTGCAACTGACGTAGCAACACCTGAAGGTATTACAAACGGCACTAATATAGATGCTTACTTCACTGCTTTGGCAGTACCTGCGACAACACTTGCGCTTACAGATAGGCTTGCTTTGCGTGTATTTGTAACTACCTCGGGGCGCACATTAACATTGCACACTGAAGACAATCATCTTTGTCAAGTCATTACCACATTCTCAACTGGTCTAAACTCATTAAACGGCTTGAATGCTCAAGTGCAGAACTTTGCAGTTGGAACATCTGGCACTGACTTCGGTATATCATCTGCAACAGATACGCATACATTCAACCTACCAACTGCAAGTGCTGCTAACAGAGGTGCGCTGAGCACAGCTGATTGGACAACATTCAACGGCAAGCAAGATGCTTTGTCAAGTGGTGTAAACATCAAGACCATCAACTCGACCTCGATACTTGGCAGCGGCAACTATGCCACTCCGTTCGAGCTTGTTGTTGCAGCATCAGATGAGACCACTGCATTAACTACTGGTCTTGCTAAGATTACTTTTAGGATGCCGAGAGCGGTGACACTTACAGCGGTAAGAGCATCACTCACAACGGCTCAAGCAAGTGGCAGCATCTTCACCGTTGACATCAACGAAGGCGGTGCAAGCATTCTAAGCACTAAGCTGACAATCGACAACACAGAGAAGACAAGCACAACGGCTGCGACTCCTCCAGTGATAAGTGACACGGCACTTGCTGATGATGCAGAAATAACAATCGACATCGACCAGATTGGCAATGGCACTGCGAAAGGATTGAAGGTAATGTTAATAGGCAACTACGCATGAGTTTTTTAGTCAACCCATATTTGTATGCACCTAGTTGCGCTGATGCTGATGCACTTGCATTCCTATCGGCTGCAGGTATAACTGATGCAACTATCACATCTGCCATTTGCACATTGGTCACAACAATGAAAGCAGATGGAACATGGGCAAAGTGTAGTGCGATTTATCCGATGGTAGGAGGAACAGCAACAACTCACAAGTTTAACCTTAAAAACCCTGCTGATACTAACGCTGCATTCCGCTTGGTATTCTCAGGAGGTTGGACTCACTCGGCTAATGGAGCATTGCCAAATGGAAGTAATTCTTTTGCTAATACATTTGTATTGCCTTCAACTGCATTTTCATCAAATCAAAATATAAATATAAGCTATTATTCAAGAACAAGTAATAACACAACTGGATATGAATTTGGTGTAAGTTATGACAATTTTAGTGCAAGATTTGGTTTAATAGCTCGTTATTTTAATCTAAATTCTGCTTATGCTTTTTTTGGAGCTAATGTAGCTGGTACAAATCCTGATAGTAGAGGATTTTATTCTGCTAATTCTGTTTCATCAGGTGTTCAAGTTGTTAAAAATGGAAGTGTCTTAACTACAGGAGCAGTAGCAACTACCAATTTAGCATTATTTACTGGTACTAATACGGTAGTTTTAGCAGCAGAAAGAAGAAATGGTGTTCCAATAGAATATTCATCTAAAGAGTGCGCTTTTGCATCTTTAGGTAGCGGATTAACAGCAACTGAGTTAGTTAATTATTATAATTCAGTACAAGCATTTAACACAACCTTATCCCGTCAAGTATAATGCAAGTTCACCTACTCACATACGAAGAGGCTCAGAGTCTTATTGGCATTCAGTTTATGCCCGATAATTATTTTAACCCTATAATGGATGCTGACGGCAATCACATCATCAGCATAGAAGAAGTTGAGCAGTGCTCAATTGATTGGGTGAAAGCCTTACCTTTGATAACTTACAAACCTATAATATTCGAATCATGGCAGGAGTAAAAATTACAGACTTAGGAATATTGACCACAGCGGTTGATGCAGACTTACTATACATCGTGGATGTGAGCGACACATCGCAATCCCCTCAGGGTACATCCAAGCAGATTGAGGTGGGAAATATGTTTCCAAGCGGAACATGGACACCGACCATAAATACTAATTATGATGCAGTTACAGTTGATAGTGCTATTTATTCTGTAACAGGAAATGTGGTTTCTTTTACCCTTTATAATGTAGATATTAATAATAATACTTCTGCTCTTTTAGATGGATTCGCTTCATTCACACCTCCATCGGGTTTGGATATTTCCACAATAGGAGCTTGTTTTAATGTAACAAGTTTTATTAATGATTTTATTGATTCAGGTCCTGATACATCAGTCTTTTTAGATTCAGGATTAATAAAACTTCAAATTACTAATTCTGTAACGGAATTTGATAAAATAAAAGGAACAATTCAGGGGCAATATACTTTATCATGAAGACCTCATCTAACGGCATCCGACTCTTACAGGAGTTTGAGGGATTGCGCTTGACAAGCTACCTCTGCTCGGCAGGAGTGCCAACCATTGGCTATGGCGCAACCTACTATGCAGATGGCAGCAAGGTGAAGCTCGGGCAGACCATAACGCGAGACCAAGCTGATCAGCTGCTTAAGGATCACCTTAAGGAGTTTGAGGGCAGCGTGGTTGGTCTGCTTAACACAACCAAGGTGAACCAGAACCAGTTCGATGCCCTTGTAAGTTTCTGCTTTAACCTCGGCGCAGGCAACCTTGCTAAGTCGCAGCTGTTGAGGTTTGTAAAAGCCAACCCGAAAGATCCGAAGATTGCAGCTGAGTTCGCCAAGTGGAACAGGGCAGGCGGTGAGGTATCTCGTGGCCTTGTAAGAAGAAGGAAAAAAGAAGCGGAACTATATTTTGCAGCAGTTGTATAATAGATATTTGCTAAGGCATAAGACAGAGCCATTTGTGATGCTTGACGAAATGGATCTAACCTTCGAGCAGTTTGTTGAGAAATTAAAATCATCATACGTTTTTAATCACATGTGGGGCAATGACGACAAGAAAGAAAGTAAGTAAGCCAAGGCAAGTGCTTGATATTATAATCAAGCATTGGCGGCCAACAATTGGCAGCTTGGTGATTCTTAGTTCAGTCTTCGCTCTTATCTTCAAGCAGATTACAACAGAGACACTTGCAGCAATTGTGGCGGCAATGGTCGCAGCAGGATACATACCAAAAAGCAATGACAATGGATGAAGGAAGAGACTCAACATATACTACACTCGATGAAGGGTGCGTGGTGGGTATTGGCTGCAAAGTCCATACGCATCATCATGTAATTAAACTAGAGCCGCAGGTTGTGTATAAGTCAATGGAGAAATTCACTATCTTTGGCAAGCAATATTGCACTAATCAATGGGGGCAAACTTTCGAGATTGCTGCCGATGAGCCAGTGCCAGAGCCAAAGCCGATGCAACAATTCTACGCAAGCGATACAATTCAACCTACAACATCTGCATTCTTGCTTGCTCCTAAGCCAGAGGCAAAGATTATCATCAAGCCTCGGACTGAGTTCACCGAGTATAAGCCGAGTATGGATGGGCCTGTGATGGGCATGCTTTTGACTTTTACAATTTACCTCACAGCGCAATGGGCATGGAGCTCGATGGGTGCATGGAATAACCTTTATAGCGAACTCTCTGCATGTCTTCGCTCTTCATCCTAGAACATTCAATCGACCTCTTCTATGTCGTGACAGATAGTGATGGGAAGATATACACCAACAACGAGCTCTTCAAGAACTATGTCAGCCATATTAAGCCGACAAAGATCACCGACATCATAAGCATTGAAGGAGATAAGCAAGATTTCATTGAGGCAATTGCAAGAGCTCGCAAGCATTCACCTGAGCCTTCAAGAGTATATGCTCGGACAAGACAGAAGAACGCAAGCGATAGATATAATGTTTGGAACTGCTTTGCGATTGATGATACTCTTCACTTTGTTGGCATCCAGATAGTCGATGTAACTTCAATCAGCTCGCATGAGCATGAGCGGCAAAAGAACCTACTTGAGGAGTTTCGCTTTATGCTTTCTCATGAGCTCCGCCAACCACTTACCAACATAGCAGGCCTTGTGAATATGCTAATGCAGCATCAAGTCGCAAGCGATGTTGATCGCAAGGAACTGCTTGGCATGATACATACTTCAGTGAACAAGCTTGATGATGCAATCAAGGCACTTGTTAAGAAAGCAGCTCGGGAGTTATGACAGATCAGCAAGCGGATGAAAGACTGGTTAAGGTTGCCGCTTGGTATGTGATTGAGAGAGGCATGCCGGTATGCGTGGCACTGCAAATTTTGCAAGCAGAGCTCAAGGATAAAAGAGAATTTTGGGAGTCATCAAAACAACTTATT